GTGGATGCAGAGTTTAGCTTTATGTTTAATGAAAGCCTAATCACTAGAGCTAGGAACTCATTAACTCATACCTTTTTAAAGACGGATTGTTCGCATTTAATGTTCATTGATTCGGACATTAAGTTTAGAGCCGAGGATGTAATCCACATGATCCGAGCTGATAAGGACATACTCTGCGGAATCTATCCGAAGAAGGAGATTAACTGGCACTCGGTCAAGGCAGCCATGGATCGGGGTGTGCCATTCGATCAGCTTAAAAGCCATACGGGTAGCTTTGTTGTAAACCTAGTCAATTATGTGGGCGAGGTGACTGTACCAGTCAATGTGCCAGTCGAGATATTCAATGGCGGTACAGGCTTTATGCTGATTAAGCGTGAGGTCTTTGGCAAGCTCGGAGAATCAGTACCGAGCTACTCCAATGATGTGGTTGATCTAGGTGGCAAGATGCAACAGTCTGAACCGATCAAAGAGTTCTTTACCACTTCCATTGAGCCAGGCACTAATCGTCTGCTCTCAGAGGATTACCACTTTTGCCGTATCTGGCGTGAAGCGGGAGGGCAAGTTCATGCTGCGCCATGGTGTCAGCTATCGCACATTGGCACTTATGCCTTTGAAGGTCAACTTACACCAACGGCATAACTATGAAAATACATACAGTAGAAGGTAAGCAATTAGAGTTTAATGATGAGAACTTAGTGGCGGTGTACCAGGAGAATTACCGTCTGTATGACCGTTTCTTACCACACTTAGCCAGTTACCTAGAGGGTACGGTGGTCGATGTGGGTGCGAACTGCGGTGCATTAGCGGTAGCCATGGGAGTTAAGAATCCAGCCCTAGAGTTTGTGTGCATTGAGCCAGAAGATAAGCATCTACTTCACTTGCATAAGAATGTGTTGCAGATTAGCAACAGGGTTCAGGTAGATCGGGCTAAGATTGGTACGCAATATAAATTACTAGACAAGGTAATCGAGCAGTTTGAGGTGAAGGATATTGGCTTACTCAAGATTGATGTGGATGGTTACGATTGGGATGTGATTGACAGTTATTCGTTTAGCCAAAAGCCACCCATCTACATTGAAGAAGATTTTAAGTTGCCCGATCAATACGCTAAATACCACGCAATGAATCAAAAGCTGTCAGAGCTTGGATACAACAATATTTGGATGTTTGATAACTTTGGCTGCTTAATTGGATTTACAAAAGATTGGGATATGGTCAACACCTTAAACTCGTATGTTGATCGAATGAAGCACGGCAAATCCCAAGTAACTATGTATTACCTTGACTTACTTATTTGCCAAGACCAGGATGTTGACAGTCTGGCTAATGGGGTGTTGACTTATATTGCCACTTGACAAACATGATTAGTTGTGTTATAATGATTATGTAGATGAGAAATTATCTACTGTTCTTTAACCTAACTGGAGAAGTAATTATGAAAAATCTACCAAAGATTGGTGAGCTTGTTGTTGTCAATGATTTACCAGATGCAACAATGTGGCGAGTAGTTGAGCTGCAAGGTAAGTTTGGTGTTGGTCTAATTGATTCTGGCATAGAGAATAAAGTGCCTAATCAAAGAGTTCAATGGATGGATAGATGCTATGTAAGCTATCCCAACAAAAAACAACAGCGCTACCAAAAAGCAGTAGAGCAATGCAATGATATGGATAAATGGGCGAGAGCCTTTGCAGCAGAAATAATGTCGTAAAACTTACCCACCCTTCGGGGTGGGTTTTTTATTTTGTATTAGCCACGCTTAGTCTTGCGCTTGGCTGTCTTAGCGGAACGGACAAAGGCTTCCTTGGTTGGATAGCCTTTCTGTCCAGGCTTCTTAGGTGGCAAGCCCTTCTCTCTGCGCTTATTGATGTTGTAGTACAAACCCTTCTTTATCGGCATTTCCATCTCCTTAACGATGCTTTAGCCCTAGTCGCTGGACCTTTAGCCTTACGCACAACTCCAGCCATACGAGCGCAGAATGATGCCTTACGCCCTTTTTCAGACTTGGTACGGGGATTAGGTGCTGGTGCTTGGAGATTGCTGCCTGTAGCTCGGTTTAGCTTGGCTCGACCTTTTGCAGTCAAGCCAGCGCCAGCCTTTACAGACAGCTTCTCTCCACGCCCAACAGACAGACTAGGATTCTTTTTTGACATTAACGCTTCATCTTGCGACCAGCAGCGATGCGCTTCATCTCGTTACGGCTACGAGCTGCGCCCATGTCACGCTTCATCGCTGCATCAGAATACTCACGACCAGCAGCAGCTTCACGCTCACCACCTTCTTTCTCCATTTGACGGGCAGACTTGTTGCGATCCTCTATGGGTTGCATTTGCTTTTTATCTTCCATTATCTAGTTCCTTTTCTCATTTGACGGGGTTTTGGTTTTCCAGCAGTACGCAACGCAATCGCAATTGCTTGCGGTTGTGGGCGACCTTCTTTGACCATTTTGCTAATGTTAGCGGATACGGTCTTTTCACTACTACCTTTTTTAAGCGGCATATTGGCGTGTTCCTTGTTTATCAATAATGAGGGCTTGCTGTCTAGGCTTGTCCTCTGGGTTGTTAGGGATCGAGATATGTGTCCAACGGTCAAACTCCCGAATGATTTGATCGTATCCTAAGCCAGCAGCCATCACAGTCTTAACCACCTCATCGGGTGTCATGCCAGGCACACGAATATCGGCTGCACAGCCAATGCGGTGCTGACTAGTATCCTTGCTGCCAACGGCATCATTGACTTGTTTTGAGCGAAATGCTGAATTAATCATTACAGGCTTGCCACCAAGCACATCTTTGACTTGCTCTAAAAACTTAGCAAGGCGGGTAAGGTTTGCTAGTTCATCCGTGTTTGGGGTGTTGTCAAACTGCCGATGATCGGTATGCGTTAACTCCTCAAGAGAAAAGTGCAGACTAAGCGGGGTTATCATTTTTCTTAGCTTTCATGTCCATAATCTTTTCTAGGGTGCGACCACCAAAGTAAAAGCTCATAATGAGCATACCCCATTGTCCTAGCAATTCAACATAGTTGTTATTGACTTCGATGTCGGCAGCAGATAATCCAGCAAAACTGGTATAAACCAGCAAAATAAAGATTAAGGTCATTGGTCTAATGTTCTTGGACAGCCAAGAATCACTAGCCATATCCGCTTGCGCCCGTTTAGTAAGTTCTTGGGTTTCTATATTGTCGGCATTAAGCTCTGCTAGTCTGCCTTCTTGTTGCATCTGTAAGAGTTCTTTTTGAGCCTTGGCTTTGGCTTCAGGATCAGGAATAAACTTGTCTAGGACTTTCATTCCTACATCGACTAGTGCCATTAGAGGTAACATTATTTCTTACTCCTTGATAACATAGTTGCAGCAATAAAAAGCATTGCTTTAGTTTGTTCTAAATCGGCTGGGGGTTTATCCCAACCTACTGTAATCTGCCCTATAAACCTACTAGGGTCTGGCGGTACACTAATTCTACAGCCAAAAGTCATCCCTTTTTCAATATACCAAAGCCCAATTTCTGACTGTGCCGCCTTGTACTCTCCACAAGGAACATTACCAGCCATTAAAGATACTACATCTTGGTTATTTGCTTGATTAGAAGTAAACAACCCAACATCTAGCCCATCATTCGTTTTATCCCGACCAGTCTTTGTATAGGCTCGGTACTGTACTCTAGTGTCAAACAACGGGTTTACCTTAAATATCGCTACTACAGTTGCATCAGTTGTTTTAAATAAATGAACTGCAGCATCATCTACTCTATCTTCGGCAATACTGGGTAGCTTCTGACTTTCTTTATAAGTGCCAACAATTAGTTCCTGATTGTCATAAATAATGTAAGCACCAAACGCCAACACCGCCATCAAAATAACTGCAAACAGCTTAAATGGGGAATCTACATATGCCAATACTTTAGAAAGCGTGTCATTGGCGTTAAGTTTTTCTTCAGCCATTATTTTTTACCACCCCACACTATGTAATAAGCAATCCAAGCTGCTGCCATAAAACACCAAAACTGTACCGAGCGAACCTTTGACAACTCGGCATCAAAATAATCTTTGTCTGCCTTTTCCAGCTTCTCAATTTCAGTCTTAATCTGTATTAACTTATCCCACTCTTTAGTACCGTACTTCTTGACAAAATCTACCCTTAGTTTGTACTCCTCATCCGTAATTTGTTTACGGTGCTTGTACTCCTCAAGGGCTTTAAAGATTGCCCGTTCCTTCTTTAACTCTGCTTCTCTGCGCTCACGAATCTTTGCTTGCGCTCTTTGTCTTGCTACATCAACTGCTTCTTTCTGTACTTCTTCGATGTTCTTGCCAATCTCCCGACCAGCTTCACGACCTGTTTTAATCCCTTCGCTGATGCCTTTAGCGCCAGCGGATAACCCCAGTTCGTCTGACATACATCATTGCAAGCCTTCACCTGGCGTGACATAAACAACTGCATTACCCGATGCAACAATCGCAGATACATAGAATACATAGCCACCCTCAGTAGTTGGTATGCGAGGTGCAGTAAAAGTAGCTGTTTGATTATTATGTAGGACTGTTCCGTAATTTGGCGTTCCAGCGACAGGAATGGCAACATTGGATGTGGATGTTGTACCACAACGAATAAACACCTCGGCAGCCGTACCATTGTGGATACGGAGTTGATTGCATGGGGAATCGGCTGTTATAGCTACGGTGTTAGCGGATGTAGCTACATTTATTCGTACCGTTTTGCCCATCTCTTGAAATGGGATATTGTTCGCCATTAGATAATATCCTTCCCACCAGCGTTGCCAGGCTTGGAAGTCGGTGATTTTTTAGGGTCTGTACCACCAAAGTTAAACATGGAGCGATAGCCACCATTAGGCAATTGTCCTGGACTCCAAGCTACTCCACCACCCGTTGTATCCGATGGTGCTTGTGGTCGGCAAGCGTAAGTGTAGTCATAGCCTTTATTCGGTTTTGTTAACGGAGCTTTCATTTGGTTCTCTCTTTCGTGTGTTGAGTAGAAGATAACTGAAAAGGCAGAAAAACGCCATAGTTCCTAGTCTTTCCAGAGTTGGTTCGTACATTGTCCAGCACGCTAGGCTGAAGGTTAAAGCTAAAGCCAAAATCACCATCAAGCGGTCTGAGATGACCTTTAATGCTAGGCGTATTAATGCGACTGCTTCCATAATTATCCCCTGAATGATTAAACAAGTTCATAGTTTAACCTTCCTCATCATCTGTTGCAATAAACCCACTACCCCATTCATCGTCAGAAATCTTCTGTTTGAGCTTTTCCACATTAATGGCACGGTCTAACACCTTGCACTTGTCCGTTAAGGATGCTTCTGGATCATTCATCACATCCGCTAACAAAACCTCAATAGCGCTTTCTAGTTCGGGGTTTAAACCCTTAGATTTCTTGACCATTAATCAACTACCTTGCCAACAAGATACGAAGCTAATGTGCCACCAGCGCCATATTTGGCAGCTTTGTAAGCGGAATTTTTAAGTGCTTGTTTTGCTATTGCCGCATCATTAATAGTTTTAGAAATATTATCAATTTCTATTTGCAATGCACGATAGGCTTTTTGGTCGATAATTTGACTGTCTAATAATTTTTTAGAGAAAGAATCACCAATAGAAACAACGGTTTTCGGATCGTTAGCAACAACTAAATCCGATTCAAATTTTCTAATGTCGTTTAATAATTGAGTTTGTTCTTTAACGGTTTTTAGTTCTGTCTCGCCAATTTGTTTAGCAACTTCACCACGCTTTTCAGCAGTTCTCAGATTTATTGCATAGCGCTCTGCATCTGCCAAGGCATCGGTTTCTCTGAGCATGGCACGGTTTTTGGTTTCACGGATAAAGTTCTCAACCTCTTTAGCTGATCCCTTGCTTTCTAGTTGCGCTGCAAAAAACCGTTTTGCTAGGGATTCTGCCAATTGGCGGTTATTTCCTAGAGCGCCTACTAGAGCATTGTAGTTCTCTCTAGACTTAAATACTGCGCCTGGAAGGTCTTGAGCAGCGTAATTAAAGAAGTTTGTGCCTGGAGTGGGCAGTTGTTCTCCAGTAAGCACCTTTCCTACCTTGCTTTGAAATACCCGTAATGGCTCAGAATCCTTCTTATATTGAGATAAGAACTTTGCAATATCAGGAGAAAACTCTTTCATAACAGCTTCAATGCGTTTTGCTAGTTGACCAGCCATTTGCTGACCAATTGCATCGTACCCTTCTGCTGGCAATCCAAAAGCACGGTCATTTAAGAATCGTCTTGCTGTTTCTAATCCTTCAAAACTAGCTGCTGGTTTGCTTACCACCTCTCCCGTTTCATTAACAACGGTGCGATCTAAAAAGCCACGAACCTTTTTTAGCTGATTAGCAACCTCATCGACTGGCGCATTAGTTAAACCCGTAACTGGGTTACGAATCATTACATCAATCTCTTGCAAGGCATCCTTATAAGCCTTGGTTGATTCAACGGTTTCACCCGCTGCTTCACGCTGGAACGCCTTACCGAAAGCATCTTGCTTTAGTGTTTTTGCATTAGCTTCCCGTCTAGCTTTTAAGTTATCTAAAACACGGGTGGTAGCGCCACGGATTTCATCACCAATATCTTGGGTAGTCTGTGCAATAGGCTTAAACCGACCAGCTTCTTGAGCTACACGCATACCAGGTAAATTTCTAGCCGCTAATTCAGCTTGTCTAGCTTGGCGCTGTGCTGTAGTTTCGGCTGCACTAGCCTTTTGTTCAGCTAAAGTAGCTTTTCTGCTAGCTTTTCCAGCTTCAGTTCCAGCTTGTTCAGTCAATCGTCTTTGTATATCAGCGGTTTGTTCTCTAGCTTTAGCGCCTAATTTAAAAGATTCTGGAATGATAGAAAACTTATCTACTCCTAGGGTTTTTGCCAAAGAACCAACGCCCTTAACAGCCATCTGCGCACCTTTAGCAGCAGCAGCTTCACCAAATGGCGCAAGTACCATGCCTGTATAACGCTCCGAAGGTGGTATTTTCTCAAGCTGGCTTTCAATCTTTTGTTCTTCACGTTCTGCTCCAGCAATACGCTTACCTAATTGACGAGGGGTATTTACTATGCCCATATAAGCCTGTGTTGGAGTAATAGCAAACCCTTTCTCCATCATTGGGAACTGTTGTTTTGTGGAAAGTAAGGCAGCTTCAGCAATCTTTCTTGGGCGCAAAGTAAATCCAGGCTCTCTTACCTCACCCTCTTGCGGTCTAATTTCTTCAGGAGAATAGATAGTTTCTTGCTCTGCCCTTTTCTTTGGAACGGGCAAATCAGAAATATCTGTTTTTTGTGGTTTTGGCAGATCGCTTATATCAACCATTATTTGTACCCTTGGCTAGCTAATGATTTTCTTGCTTCTTCTTCATCCCCTTCAAAGTAAGTATCTGCATAAGTCTTTAACCTTGCACCAGTCGGCATCGGTTTAGATGATGGCGCAGTTGGAGTAGTTGGAGCAGCACCACCAGCTTCAGGCATAGTCGATCCAGGAGTTGTGGAAGGTGTTGGTTCACCATAAGTATTGCTAAAACTTGGAGCTTGATCCATTGTTGGCACGGTATAGCCAGCAGATTCATAGGATCTTTTACGCTGACGGGATAACCCCTCGGTGTAGTTAAGCTGGTCAATAACCTGATTAAGCACTACCTTTGGATCATCTGATTTCTTAGCTGTAAATTCTTGGTAGTTTTTAAGCTCGTTACCAGTAAGAGTTGCACCAAATAAAGCATGGCGATTAGGAGCTTGTAAGCGGTTATATTCTGACCACCAACGAATAGCCTTTTGTCCTTCTTCCGTACCAAGCCTACGCATTGCTTCATACTGTAATTCAGCACCAAAACCAAATATTCCAAGTCCAGCGTATTCGTCTTTAAAATCTTGCTGCAACTTGCGCAATCCAGAAGCCATAGAATCTAAACCGACTACATCGTTAAGATCCTTGCCTTTTAATGGCTTGCCAGTTGCTTTTAATGTAGCAATATTAAGTTGATTTGCCCTGTCTGCATTTTTACTAGCAATATCAACAGCTTGCTTCAAAATAGTATTTGCTCTAGTAATACCCTGTTTAGCATCCACAGCGCTAATAATGTCGCTCTTTAACTCGGCAAGAGCAGTATTTCTAATCTTTTGAGCTTCAGCCATGTTGTACGGCATCATTGCAATAGCACGGTCAAACTCTTTGCTAGCACGGTCTAGTTTGCCAGTCATAATCTTGTACTGCTTATCAAACTCAATTTGATCCCGTCTAAACTCATCGGCACGACCTTTTTGGTATCCAGACATCATGCCAGTCATGGACTTAATAGCACCTAAACCAGCTTGTCTGCCACCCGTATTACCAGCTAACGATCCTAAAACACCGATTACGCTGGCTAAAGTAGCCATACCTCCAAGGGTTTCTTTGCTAACGGTGAACTTGCTCATTGCTTGCTCTGCTTCAGCCATTACATCTTGTTCACGGGTTCTGGCTTCTTTGACTAAACGACCTTCTTCAGCACGGTAAGCAGCTTCAATCTCAGGCAATGCCTTTTCTTTTTTAATCTTGGCTGCTGTTTCTCTTTCTTGTAATCGTCTTTCTTCACCAGCTAATTCAACGGCTACGCCAATACCTTCTTCTGGAGATTTGATCCTTGATGCTTTTTGAAGCAATGGATCAACACCACCCATTTGAGTATTTAAGTCTGGATTAAACTTTCCAGGACCAAAACCGATGTCCATTTCTGCCATTACTATCTCCTAACTGGCGTGGTTACTTGGTAAACGGGTGCTTGACCAAGAATAAATGGCGCTGCCATCTGTGCTAATTGGCTATAAAACTGTTGATTTGCAGCATTGATGGCTTGATCTGCCTGTAAACCAGTACGAATAGCACCTTGGATATATTGATCGCCAATATTGCTAATCCGTAATCCTAGGTCAAATTGGTTTTGAACCAAACGCTGAGTTAAATCAGCTATTTGGTTTTGAGCTTGAGCTGTGCCAACACCACCACGGGTTGCAACACCTTGTTGAAGTTGCGCTCTAGCAGCATTTAATATCTGACGATTGACTGGGGTTAGCTCACCCCGTTCAGCAGCACCCCTTAGTTGTGCGCCAGTTTGCTGATATGGTCTGCCAAGAGCTTCCATTTCTTCTCTAGAAGCCCGAGCTTGCTCCTGTGCTTGGCGAGTTCTGGATAGGTTTTGAGCTGTTAAACCACCAGTTAATAATGTTCCTAGACCAAGGCGGACAGCATCTTTTTCTGTAATTCCCAAGCGATCCATGACACTTCTGGATGGCGCAACAGCTTCTTGAAAACCAGGCTGTGTTCTTGCAAACTCGGCAGCAGTTGGTGTCCGACCACCATAAAAACCGCCCTCTTGCGCTTCTACATCACCACCAAATGCGGGTTGTTGAATTTGAAAAATGTCTTGTGCCACTCCTGGAGCTGGCTCAAATCCACCGCCACCAGCGCCACCAGAATAGTAATCCATGGGCGTGGTATAGCCATAATCTTGCACTTGTTGAGGAGTAAAGTCTGCTCCCTGAGTGTCGTATGATTCTACAGGCGGGTTATAAACACCCTCACCAAAGCCAATGTCATAGCTGTAATCTTCTTGAAACTCAGGCAAGCCAGTAGCGGGATTTATTGATCCTGAACCACCACGCTTCTTTAAAAGGGCTGCTTCTTTAGGGGTAATGTGGGCTAAAACCGTATCCCTTCCACGACCTTGAGAACGGATTAACTCTGCTAATGCTGGTAAATCAGCACTCAGAGATTTCATTAAAAGTTTAGCCATTATTAACTCCCTGTTTCGTCTTTAACACGCAATGAAGCAATATTCCAAACTGGGCGACCAGTAGTTTGTTCTCCACCACCACCGATTACGGGAGAGCCAGCTCTTAGCGCTTGGGCTAATGCTGATGATCCTGGTGCGGGTTGTCCTGTAGTGGTTGCATCCCCCATGGGTGGTGGGGTTGACACTTGACCCGTTGGCGGAGGTGCTTGAGTTCCAGTTTGGCTAGGAGCTAAGTTCTGCGCTGTGAATTGGGCTGCTGTACGACCAGCAGCACTACCCACAAAACGGGCTAATTCTGGGCTAAGTCCTGTGCTTGTTCCAGCAACGCCTTCTTGACCATAAAATCCACCTTCTTGAGCTTCTACATCTCCAATATTGGGATCAAGTAGTCCTTCTTGTACTCCAGCTCCAACACCGCCAGCAACACCCCCTATGAGTGCGCCACGCCCAACATCTTGACCACGCAAAGCTGATCCTACTGCACCGCTAGTAGCGCCAGATACAGCACCTCTAGCCGTTGCGCTTGCACCAGCACCAAGCTGTGCGCCAACAGCACTTCCAGCGCCACCCGCAGCAGCGCCAATTGCGCCCGCTTTTAAGACATCTCCAATATTGCCACCCGCTATAGCAGTATTGACAGCGCTAGTTGCGCCACTAATAGCAGCAGCACCAACAGCAGCAGTAGTCGCTGCACTAGCTCCAGTTACGCTCATACCCTTTAAAATAGCGCTACCTACGGCTGGTCCAGCGTAAACAGTAGCAACAACCGCTACTACGGCAACAAGAATGGGAACTATTCCACCTCCGCCACCACCTTGGGGTTTAATTTTGTGGTCACCAATATGCTGAAAAGCATGAATTGGTAGGTCTGGAATGTCTAATAAAGCGCAAGCTCTATCGTTAAATCTGCCAGGTAATCTCGTCATATTCTCATCTCCACTACTACTGATTTATGTTCAAAACCAACACGCTTTAACAAACGCTCATTCTTTTCGTTCACCTGACCTTGAATACGGTCTGCACCATAGGATTTTAATAAGTCTTTGAATTGGCTGACAAGTTCTTTATTAACAATCATCTTGCCACCAATTGAACAAATAAATGCAACATACGCATTGGGGTAATTAATAAATGAAACGGCTGCTGCACCATGCACTTTATTGTCCTTAGAAAATGCGGCAAACAATCTCCAAGTATCTGATACTAAAAGACTTTTAATTTGTTCTAAGTCATACTCTGCATCGTACTCTGCAATACCATCTGCTAGATAACCCTCCACAGAGCGCCATACAGCGTTTACCAAATCGTGATGGATGCAGTAAATGTGCATTACAGGCGACCTTCATCCATTAATTCTTTGACCATCATGCCAGCCGTAATGCCATTAGCTAGTAATTTATAGTTCACCCCTTCGTTGCCAACATCTTCAGGAGCAATTAATCCTTCCCGAATAGCCACTTCAACAGCCATGGGGTACATAGTAGGATCACTTAGCGCTGCTTCGGCTATTTGACCAGCACGAATTAGCAACATTGGATCAATATTTTGATCTTTAATTACTTTTAATAGCTCTGTTTTAGCCTTTTCAACTTCAGGTGGTTGTTCAGGTTTACCTTTTCTTCTAACCAAATCCATGACTTCTGCATCAATTTCTTTTGGTTGAAAACCCATTTTTTCTGGTGGGGGGGAGAGTGGTTTCGTAGCCATAGTTTATAGTCCTAGTCCAGCAGCAATTTGTTGATGAATATAGAGGTGTGAAGCGATCCAATCGTAGAAATCTTCCTCGTTATTGAAGTCCACATCGAGCATATTAAAGGGGTTATTAAGCCCTAAAAGGGTTGAAAACGCTTGATGTTCGACCTGGTGAGCCAATAACCAGTCATCTAGGTTGTCCACGCTAGCATCGGTGATTGGATAAATGGGTACAGAGATACCTAAGTCCATAAAAGTTTCTTGAAACAGCTTATGCTGTGTGCCGTTCTCAAAAAGGAACTCTCCTAGGGAATCAACATCCCCAAATTTGACGGTAGAGAGTGTTTCAAAGTTCATTAGTTTATTTTTAAGGCAATAGCAGCCAAAGAAGCCACAATAAAAGCTGCCGAACCAATCAAAATCTGCTCAATCCGCTTTAATCGGGCGCAAATACTGTCATAACGAACCTCACAGACTGCTTCATGAGTATTAAGTTTTGCCCGTGTTTCGTCAATTAATAGGTTTGTGCTTATATCCATGATTAGACCGAGTAGTAAGGTATCTTTTTAGCTACGCCATTGAGAGTAATAACAACATACCCCTCTGGAACAAGCGGTAAACTAGAGGTTAAGAAAGTGGCATTAGCGGTGACATTGGCTGTGCTGTTAATAATGGACACATTCATCGTGCCACTAGGAATTGTGATGTTTTCTAGCGTTAGGTTACCGACTGTCGTAGTCGTTTGACCAGGCGTTAATGCGGTATTGCCTAAAGTGGTGTTAGCAATTGTGACATTGGCTGCTGTGGTTAGCCTTCCTTTTGCATCGACCGTAACTTGGCTAACAGTTGTTGCATTGCCATAGATGCCCGCAACAACCCCAGAAGTATTAAGCGTAGGATTTGGATAAGTACCAGTAAGATCACCGCCAGCATTGCCACCAGGAGCAGTACCAGTAATCGTAACATTGGCTGCACTTGTAATTTGTCCTTGTCCGTTAACAGTAAAAGTGCCGACTTCGGTTGCTGAACCATAATTACCAGCCGTAACAGTTGTATTGGCAATTGAAATCGTGCCTGTAGAGGTAATTGGACCACCCGTTAGCCCTGTGCCTGTAGCTACATTGCTAACATAAATCACTTCCGAGTTATCTACTTTTTCCCAAACAGAGCCGTTAAAAATAGCCCAATCGCTAATTTGCCAATCCGTAATACCATTTAAGTTTGTATTACCCGCAACGGAAACCACATAATAATCACCCTTTGTACCGACACTTGATGTCAGAGTAGGAGTATTATTTTGTGCATCCCAAGTGCCTTTATAATTAATAGCACCAATAGCATTGATGGTTGAGCTAACGGTCTTTAACATGGCTTACAATCCATCTCCAGGAGTAATGTAAACAGTTGCGTTTCCACTTGAAGTTACGCCTGTAAAATACGCATTGGGTACAAAAGTCAATATTTCATCTGTACCCGCTAGTAATGGGAACGCTTCGCCACTTGAGGTTACAACGGCTGCTGCTGTGTTCGCTAGTGCTGCGCTTGTGCCATAACCCAAAAATACGGTAACCGTGCCAGAGTTAATGACACGATATTGGTTTCCACCCAAAGTAGTGGATACGCATTGAACGGCTGCGGGAGCAGTTGTAGCTGCAAGAAATGTAACCGTGTTGCCAGTCTTTGTAAAAGCATTAATTCCCAAAGCGCTCTCCTTATTGGACTACTTCTTCTTTCTCTAAACTTTCTTTTAACATCTTTAAAAATGCATCTTTTCCTACTTGTAGCTGCTGTGCTTGAAACTGTGTTGATGCTAGTTTTCTGTCAAGGTCAAGGCAATGGTTTGTCAGCATGACTTGTTCCTCTGTAAAGGTGTTCGTGTCGTACTCTTTGCCATCTATAACTAAGGGTTTCGCTTGTTTTTCGCCCATGTCGTTCTCCTAAATGTGCCAGCAAGGTGGGCTGCTGGCTTGCCCTAAACTTATGCTGGTACTGGTGTAATCCAAGGTAACGGTGGGGTTACGATTGGTGGATTTATTTGATTCTCAATCTGCGTGTCTAGGTTAGCTTCTAGCGATGCTACGCCTTCTGCGCCCATACCGTCTTGTACCCAGCCCACTACCTGTTCTTGGGTTAAGTCTGCGTATGGTGTAAATGGATTTTCAGGTGTGTATGTAAACGACTGTGTGCCGTAAACGCTTGAAGTATAAGTACCGTCCGTAGCAGATACATTCCAATGTGCGGTTACGACTACATCGGTGTGTCCATCTTCTTGCGGTACGCAATCCATAGCTTGGATAGTCCAGTTGTATGTTGTTGCCATTTTATTTTCCTTCTAACGCATTCAAGCGTGTTGTTAAGTTTTCAATAAGTGCTTGTTGTTCTTGAACAGCTTTAATAAGCATTGGTACAAATACAGAGTATTTAACTGACTTTGTTGTTGTTCCTAAGTCGTTACCATCTTTATCTATGTCTTTTGTTTCTTCGACTAAACCAGCAAAGACCTGTTCAAGTTCTTGGGCTACAACACCAATTTGTTTATGGTCTGGGTCAAATTTAAGGTTGTAATTGCGTACTTTAACTTTGCATAAATCTTCAAGTTTAGGCGTTGCATCAACAATATTTTCTTTTAATTTAACATCTGAAATAGCGCCATAACTGTTATTAGTATTTTGAACATTACCCGAACCTAAAACTAAAAACCTATTCGCTGTTGTTGTGTCTGCAACAATAAAGTAATCTGTTGTATCGCCCGTCCCTTTATTTAAATATAAAGTTCTTCCGCCTACTGCTGTAGCAGAAATCATTACTCTTGCGCCACTAAGTGAAGTTGTACCTACCAACAATTCACCAGCAGAGGTAATACGCATCCGTTCTGTGTCATTAGTGCCAAATATCATCGGCACATTTTCTGCGGCAACTACTTGAAAGTTGGTAGCGGTATCAGGACCAACATACGCAATTCTAGTATTAGATGAATTAAAGAATCCTAAATAAATTGGTGAGCCTGCAGCAGCTTGGTCTGTTTGAAGTCCTACAACAGCACCACCGCTAACATGGGCTGCTTTAACAAGCAACTTGTTATTGGTAATACTTGTAGCACCAATACCTACATTACCACTAGAATTAATACGCATCCGTTCTGCCCTACTACCAGCATCTGCTTTTGTTTCAAAAGTTATATAGCCACCACTATTATTGCCTGTGCCATCCATAATTCCTTTGATACAAGCAACATCTTTTACAAATGAAGTTCCTGAGCCAGCACCAGCATTGGTGTTATTAACCCAAGATAATTGACCTAAAGCAGCACCATCTGAATCTACTGTTCTTGTAATTTCTAAATTTTTAGCAGTAACAATAGAACCTGTTTCAATAGCAGCAGTAGTTTGTCCTACTAATAAACTACCACTAGAATCAATACGCATCCGTTCTGCGCTGTTAGTGTGAAATGTCATGGCATTTGTGCCGTGGTCATAAGCAAGAAGCCCGACTGTTGCACTTCCTGTATCACCAAAATAAATCAAGCTGTTATCGCCTAAGTTATTTCCTGTATGAAGATAAAGGGCTGTATTACCGCTACCTCTTACTTCTAACTTACCTAAAGGACTACTAGTACCAATACCTACATTACCAGTAAAATCAATACGCATAGCTTCAGTACCACCTTGTGTAAAGGCAATATTGTCGGCTGCTGGGAAAAAGATACCTGTGTTGGTATCGCCTGTAGTGGTGATTGACGGAGCTGTATTAGAGCCAGCACCAAAAACCCCAGTTGTTACGGTTACATTACCGCTACTAATCGTTGCGTTAGTAAGCGTCAAATTTGCTACCGTAGTAACGGTATTTCCAAGACCTACTGATGTAGAACCAATGGTAACTGGGGTGTTAAAGTTGGCATCAAGTTGCGACAGGGGTATTGATGTTGTCGCTGTGCCGAATGTATTAGGAACTGGCATTTTAAAACCTCACTCTCAATTCATGTTCAAGTTCAAATGTATTAACCACAAAACCCGCTGAATTGGATGTCATGGTTAACCCTAAATATTTACCCCATTGCTGAGCATCTGACTTGTATAAATAATAACCATTAGTAAATACCCATGATATTACTGTAGAACTATTATTTATCCAAGGGATTGTGACATTGGAATTGTTAAACCAAGTCACAAAATTGCCCAAAACATACGGGGAGCTAGACCCAATTTCTGAATCTACCGTTACATCAAATACACCACCCGCAGAAAGGGTAGCTTCAATACCAAATTTAAGCGCTTGCTTGGTGCGAATTGGATCGGTTAACGGTAACAATGCAGTTTGAATACGGGAAGTCAAAAGACTGGTAGTGTCGCTATAAAGTTGCACTAATTGATTGTTTGAAACCCCGTATAACTTAATTTGTCCAGCTTCAGGCACAGAGGTAATGTATTTAAGATCGTTGCCCTGGCTAGATATAAACCATTTTTTCTCAAAAAACACAGCCTGGACATACCGATAGCTATTGGTAAAGGTTGTATCGTTATATCTAAAGTTAAATACAGCGCATAAAATGTTGTTTAATAGCACTTGACCCGCATAAACAGGGTTGCTAAAGTCAACATTAGGGAAAACCCCATCTAAGGGATCAGATAATTTAGAGGTGGTTGATCCGACTAGGGCGTATACCCCATAGTCATTCATAAATAAAACAGATCGGAAGTACGGGAATATAGCGTTTTTAAGCTCTGAACCCACCGATGCGCTCACATTGGTATTGGTAAATAAAGTTAGACCAGCATTGGTTACCCGTACATCCGAAAACACATTAATGGAGTTATCACCAAAAATGTACAAAAAGTTGTTAGCGCTAAGTAACTGGACAATGTTGCCATGCAGCGTAGAATCGGTCAAAGTTACCGATCCCGCAGAAACGCTCGTAAAGTCGCTATACGACCCCGCAGCGCTGTAATAGACTGATCGACCAGCCGCAATCCAAACACGCCCTGAGAAGCTCGCTATGCCCACATTCGGCTCAGAATTGACAATGGCTTGCAAGACAGCGCCATTACCACCGCCACCAGACACCGTAGCTGTCACATTGGCAGCATTGGTGTAACCCGATCCTTGGTTGGTCATAATAACCTGAGTGACGACATTACCTAGGACAATGGGTACAGCCGTAGCTCCCGCACCCCCACCGCCTGAAATCGTGACAATGGTATTGGCTGCGTTGGTGTAGCCCGATCCTTCATTAGAAACAACTAAAGAAAGCGTGCCAGTTTGAAAGTTAAATAATTGGGCTACCGCATTAGCACCCGTACCACCCCCGCCACCACTAAAGGTAACCGTTAAATTAGCAGCGTTAGTGTAACCAGTACCCGCATTTACAACTGCCACAGAAGTTACTACATTAGCTGTAGAGATAGTAGCTGTTGCATTAGCCTGTTCTCCACCCGTTTGGTCTGGAGCGTTAATAGTAACGGTTGGCGCTTCGGTGTAGCCCGTTCCTTGATTAACAATTCCTATCAATCCAACAGAACCGATAGTTACAACATTATTACCATCCCAATTAAAGTAACCCTTGGTAGGATCAAGGATGAGCATACGCTCGTTATTCCATTGGGTTATTTGGATACCGCTAGCAGAAAATGTGCCAGGTGATGCTATATTGCCAAAAGTATCGGTTGTGATATTAAAGAACTGAGCCGATCCATTTTGCATAAAAGCAACAACATAGTCATTTAAACCAATATTGACCGATGATAAATGGGTTACGGTATTGGCAAAAACAACGGTATTTGCGCCAGAATCCAACACATTGCTGTTTGTAGGAATAATTTTGACATTGCCGTAACCAATCGGTTGGGCGTTTTCAATCCAGCTAAATTCACTCTCATCAATGGCTGTACGGTTAGCCTTGGTGTTTAGCCCTCTAAACTGTTTGATAACGGCATAGGATTTTTTCTGTTCCGCTGCTGCCATGGCTAGTAGGGTGAGCTATAAGGCGTTGGGATTCTGCGGGTAAATACTGAAGTAAGTACCGATGCAGTTTGCTTGTTGTATTCTTGTTTATAAATCTCAGCTTCACCATAACTTTGCTCGTAATACTTGGCTAGGTAAGCTGCGTAAAATTTAATCGAGCTGGTATAGGGGTCTTTAATTGTATCTTCTTCATTAGAAGTTACCAATGGTAATGGCAAGATAACCGTATCAATTTCAAGCTGATAGGCTTCATCTGGGATTGGACCAATATAGATATTACTTTGCCCGTAATTGCTAAATGCCAATGGTCTGCCAATGTAGTTTTGCCAAAAGCGCAAGCGCACATTAAAGTCTGACCAAGCCAAATAATCTAATGGCACACGGGTGTTACCCCAGTATAGGTTGATATTGATAATATCAAGCGTTCTGTCGCCAGATGGCATTGCTGCGTAGTAAATGTTCTCGCAGTTACCCACATAAGTTAATCCAGCCGTACCGTTAAAAAACTCAGTTGATGGCGGGTAATTGGTAATGTTGTTTTGCTGACTTTGTGGATATGGTGGGGGAGTTGTACCCGATGTGCCAGCCGTAGTTACTTGATAAATAAAGATATTGCTAAAAATAAATTGACTAGTTGTATAACTAGTGCTTGCTGCCCAAGCAGTTGGATTTGCTGGCGTTACGCTATTTAAAGCCGATGAAGCTGGAACTTTAGATGGTGTTTGTACGATCTGGATTGTTCTTAGGCATCCAGTATCACGGACTACACGATCTCTAGCACTATTAATGTAGTCTGTTAATTGAGAATCGGTATAAAAGTTTCCTGTTGCATCATGGAGTAATCGTCTGACTTCCGTAATGTAAGTCGATAGAGTTGCCATTTAAACTCCATAAGTCATGCTGCCACCGAGAGGACTTTTCCCCCCGCCCTCTTTTGGGAAGGTAGGGGTACTCTTTCCACCAACGGGGATAACGATTGGTTCTTTTTAGGCGCTTGAGTAGATAAATCCCATTTTGCTAAACGATCCAAACCTTCTTGAAAATCATTAGCGGTTTTTATCCAACCCAATCTAGCCAAGTGGGTGGTCTTATCTTCTTTACCGTAACCAAAAATATGACGGGCAGCTTCCTCTGAAATCTCAACAGTTGCACCCTTTTTAAAGTCATAAAATACTCCACCGAAGCCATCTCTTAGGTCTTGGTCGGAGTTATTGGTTACATAAATCATTAGAAGCTCACCACTTGTCCAAACACACAAATATCTACGGT